AAATATAACACTTCTTCTGGGTATCCTCTATTCATCAAAAGAAAGAAACCAGAAGCACAACAACAGGCGATACAGTCTGAGGGTATTGCAATTAAAGAAAGATACCCTTTCGTTCTGGGCTATAGAGCTCAAATGGGTAAGACCGGTAAGAAAGCCAGATTTATATTTATGGCTCCGATGGCTTTAAATGTTCATGGACAGCGATTTCTTGAACCTCTTCAAGATTACATCCGCCGTATCGGCACCATTTTCTGCACCCCGTGGGAAGGGTGGAATGTCGTACAAAGCAAAATTGACAATTCATGGACTGACAGGGTCCTGAAGTTTGGAACCGACTATTCCAAAATGGATCAACACTTCAATCAATATCACGCGCTAGAAGTGTTTGATGTGATCAAGCATTATTTCAGGAAAGAGTTCTGGAATGAGTTAGAAGAATGTATTTCCTATGCATTTAGTGCTCCTGTAATCACAAACCTAGGGTACATTGATCAACCACATGCGTTATTGTCCGGATCTGAATGGACGAATTTTCTCGAAACACTCTGGGATTTTATACTAGTTCAATATTTGCGCTTAAAATATCATGTCAGTTTTGCATTAGCAATGGGAATCGGTGATGATCAGCTGTGGTTGTTGAACGGATCATGGCAAAGCAAGAAAGCAAAAGAATGGATACTAAAGGTTGTTGTTGATACATTCGAGAAAGGTGGAACTCCTGGAAATCCAGAAAAACAGGAAGTTGACATTGATCATACAACATTCTTGCAGAGATTCCTTTATTCAGGTTGGCGCGGAAATGGAGCTAAACATCAAGCTGCCGGAGTATACTCTTTGATTAGAAATCTGACTAGTCAAATTTATCCAGAATTTTATCATAATGATAAGGATTGGGACCGGTACCAGTTTGCAATAAGAACAATAATGATCGCTGAAAATTGCAATGAACACCCATTATTCCAATGGTATGTAAAAGAGATTGTAGCTAAGAGTAATCGCAATATTCTGGAGTTTGCGGAACTAAAAGATCGAGAGATTCTAGCACATGCTCAGAGATCTAAGAACATAGCTAACTTCCTGCCCACATATAATCAAACAAGTGTGGAAAAGCCTTTAGTGGAGTTTGAGACGATGAAAATCCTCAGGTCTCTTATCAGTTAGTTGATGGATTCTACTGACAGGAAG